AGAAGGCCCGCAAGACATATTTCGTATATTCCCCAATAACGACGGACTGGCCCGAACTGGCCACGACCGGCCAAGATTGGAAACGACCACTCACAGCGGTCACCAATCGGCTGCAACCGAAATTGGGTACTTCGCTAAAGAGGTGTTGGACGTGGACTTAATGCCATGGCAACTACATGTTTTGCATGGAATTACAGCAAAAGAAGCAAACGGGGATTGGTTGCATAGGGTTAACTTGGTTTCGGTCGCTCGACAAAATGGTAAGACAACTATGAACGCCGCCTACCTTGGCTGGTTTCTAGCAACCCAAGGCAAGGAAAGAGGGAAGCCAGTAACGGTAATTAGTACCGCGCACAAACTTGACCTCGCAACCGCTTTCTTTACATATTTGGCACCAATTTTAAAAGATCGGTTCGGCGCCGAAATTAGTTGGTCATACGGCCGGCAAAAACTTATTATGCCCGACGGGTCAACGTGGCATGTTCGAGCGGCGACACCGGCAGCGGGTCACGGTTACTCATGTGATCTCATCATTGCCGACGAAGTGTTTGACATTAGCCAAGCCGCAATTGACGAAGGCTTACTACCTAGCCAACGCGCAAAAAAGAACCCTAGTTTTCTTATGACGTCAACAGCGGGGACGCAAGAAAGTACGGCCATGCTTCGCTGGCGAGACCAAGGGTTACGCGCAATTGACAGCGGCGAACAAACCAGCCTTTACTTTGCCGAATACAGCCCGCCACCAATTGACCCAATGACACCCGAAGCATGGGCTTACGCCAACCCCGCGTTAGGGCACACACTTGACCTAAAAACAATTCATTCCGAAGCCGAAAGCCCTAACCGCATAGCGTTTCTACGTGCGTCGGTAAACCTATGGCAGGCCAGCACAACCGCATGGTTAGAACCGGGCGTATTCGAGGCTTTAGCAACCGATCAACCAGCGCCACCGGGCGGCGTGTTAGCAATTGAAATAGCCGTAGACGAAAGCACGTATACCGCCGTGCGCGCCGTACAAGTAGGCAACAAAACCCATGTAAAAATAGCGTTTGTTGCTAAAACCATTGCCGAACTATGGGCCAAGGTAGAAACAGAAATAGCGTTAAACCCAAACCTACGGCTTGCCATAGTCCCAGCGTTAGAAAACCATTGCCCGCCACAACACGAACGCCGGCGCACAATAGTTGGCTACAAAGAATTGTTAAAATGGACTAGCGCGGTTAGGGCCATGATCTTAGAAAACCGCATAACCCACAACAACGAAAACTTGTTAAACAGCCATGTAAACCGCGCCGTTTTAATCAAACACCAAGGCAGCGTTGCGGTATCAAGCACACGTTCACCCGGGCCAATCGAAGCGTGTCGTTGCATGATTTGGGCGGCCGCGCTGGCGTCACGTCCACAACTAATTGGCAAACCCGTAATCGTTAGCGGTTTACAGTAAAGTTGTTTTGGCACTAGTTGGCTCGCTTTCCGTCGGGGATTGTCGGCGCTGGCTAGTGCCACCAAAAACCAGCAGATTGTGACAAACTAAAAACATGGGCATTTTTACAAGCAAACCCGAACCAGCAAAAACCGTTAAAGCCGCTGCCGGTGGCAACGCTGGCGCGTCACAAATTAACAACTTTTATGCCTATGTCGAAGGCGATCAACGCGCCCGCTTTATGCAAGTACCAACTTTAAGCCGTGCCCGCGATCTCATGGCAAGCGTTATTGGTTGCTTGCCGTTGGTTATGTACAAAGAAATGTGGAACGGTGACGAAATGGAACGCGTCCCCGAGGCCCCTAGAAGTTGGTTGCGTCGGATTGACAAAGGCGTAACAAACAACTTTATTTTGTCGTGGACTTTTGACGACTTGCTTTTTTACGGTTCGGCCTACTGGTTTGTCACAGAACGTAGCAGCGACGGCTACCCCATGAACTTTACGCGTCTACCCGCCGCAATGATTACCTTGCAAGACCAGCAATCAAGTGTGAGGTTCGGCCCGTCAAAACAAATTTTGTTTAACGGTTTACCAATTGACTACAAAGACGTAATTCAATTTATGTCGCCAGTACAAGGTTTGATTTACACCGGTTACACGTCAATTAACACCGCGCTTAAGTTGGAACAGGCCCGTAACCGCAACAGCCTTAGTACCATGCCAGCCACGACCTTGCGGCAGGTGGGTGGTGAACCCATGTCTGCACAAGAACTTAGCGACATGGCAGCGGCCTACGATCATGCGCGTTTAAATTCAGCGACGTGCGCGGTAAACGAATTTGTAGAGGTAATCCCAAACACCGCAACACCCGACAAAATGCTTTTGATTGACGCAGCCGAATACCAATCGAAAGAGATCGCAAGGCTCGCAAATGTCCCCGCGTACCTCGTTTCCGTGAGCATTGGAAATTACAGTTACGTTTCAAGTAGCGAAGCGTCACGCGACTTGTACACGTTTGGCGTGAAACCGTACATAGATTGCATACAAGAAACACTTAGCGCGGATAACGTCCTACCGCGTGGCACCGGTGTTATGTTTGACATTGAAAGTTATTTAGCAAACGAATACAACACCGAGGTTTACGTCGAGGAAACGCCCGAGGAAATGAGGCAAGCAAATGCTTAGGTTGACCCCACAAGATTTAAATTTAGACGCCGCAAAAGGTGACGCGCTGCCACGTCGCACCCTTGCTGGCGTCGCACTCGAATACAACGTTGACGCCGTAGTTTCTGACGGCCAAATGGTTAGGTTTTTGCCCGGCTCGCTACCACTTGAAGGTAAAAAGCCAAAAATGTACCTTTACCACGACAGCACCCAGCCGATCGGCGTAGTCACGGAACGCACCGAAGTAGGCAACTTTGTAATGTTTGAAGCCAAAATAAGTGAAACCGTGCTAGGAAACGAAAGTTTACAACTAGCAAAAGACGGCGTTTTAGACAGCCTTTCCGTTGGGGTGCAACCAGTCGAATTTAGTTTTGACGAAGCCGGCACCATGATTGTTAGCAAGGCTGACTGGCAAGAATTGTCGCTTCTGCCATATGGCGCATTTGAGGCCGCCAAGGTCGAGCGCGTCGCTGCCAGTATCCACCAAAACGAACCCGAAGTAGAGTTAAATAAAGAACAAGACCAAGAAAAGGAAGTAACCGAAATGTCAAACGAAGTAGAAGCACCAGCAGTAATTGAAGCGTCGGCCGTGCAACCAATTTACGCACAGGCCCGCAAGTTGCGTTTGCCGTCACCTAGCGAATACATCGCTTCTTTTGTGCGTGGTGGTGCAGATTTTGCACAACTTAACGCAAACATCAACAGCGCAATGGTGCAAGCAGCACCGGGCGTTGCGCCAGACATCAATACTGAATCGACACCCGGCATTTTGCCAGAAATCATCACCGGCAGCGTGTACGACTCGCTAAACCCGGTGCGCCCTTTCGTGTCGGCAATCGGTACACGTGCAATGCCACAGAGTGGCGCCACGTTCCGTCGTCCAAAAATTTCAGTACGACCTGTTGTAACCCAGCAACCTACTGGCCAGTTGACAGCGCTCGACCCGTCAACCGTCCAAGTGTCCAACTCGGATATCAGCAAATTAACTTTCGGAACATACGTGACCTTGTCCGAACAGGACCTTGACTGGTCAGACCCAAATTCACTCAACATTGTGCTTAATCAGTTGGCAATTGCTTACGGTCAAGCAACCGACAATTACGCAGTTGACACAATGGTTAGCGGTGTAACACAAACCGAAACCGTTAGCGACATTACCGACCCGGAAGCATGGCTTAGCGCTATCTACGGTGCCGCATACCAAATTTCAAACACCAGCAACTACTTGCCAACCCATTATTTTGTAAGTCCTGTGACATGGGCAAAATTGGGCATGCTTACCACGACAACGGGCGCCCCTGTGTTTCCGTTTACGGGCGCACCAAACCTTATTGGTCAAAACGCATTGGGCACGTCGTCCGCAACATCATGGAACGGCAACCCATTGGGCCTTGTTTTGGTAGTTGACAAAAACATGGCAGGTGGCACCACCACAGGAACCATTAGCGGTGTTGTAGGACACGCAGCAGGCCCAGCAGCCGGCTTCGAATTCTACGAACAGCAAAAGGGTGCAATTTCAATTGACGTACCAAGCACACTTGGCCGCACGATTGCTTTCCGTGGCTATGCAGCCGCGTTTATGGCAGACGCAACCAAGTTTGTAAAACTGGTTAACGCTTAACACCCGAAAGGTAGGCCATTATGGCCGCTTATTCGGTCACACAAAAGTACATAGTTGACAACTACGCGGTTGTCGTACTACTTACCAACGCAGACCCGTTAGAGGTTGGCCAGTCTTTTACCCTTGCGGGTGTAGACGCAACCTTTAACGGTTCTTACACAGTCCACGCGTTACCACCGTTCAGGTTTATTGGCGTTGACGAATACGGGTTTTTTTTGTATGACCCCGAACAACCAATTCAAAACCAAGTGTTGTTTGCTAAAACTGCAGCCAACGTCATTATTAGCCCGGCTACTGGCACACTTACAACAACACCCACTTGCACATGGATAACGGCCGATAGTCAAATTGAGGATTGGTTAGGTATCGGTACGGCAACTGCAGCCGATCAAACGTTTATTACCCAATGCCGTTTGGCTGCTAACGAATTTTGTTATCGCCGAAGGCTCGAAGCAGGCTACAAAGACAGCCTTACAACGTCACCTAACGCGTCGGTAACTTTGGGCACCGTGGCTTATGCCGGCTTTTTGTACCGTCAACGCGGTGCAGTAACCGACTTTGCAGGGTTTGACGGTTTGGCCGCTGGCGGTTCCATGGGCCTTAGCCCAATGATTAAGCAACTATTGGGCATTGACAGGCCCGCGGTGTTTTAATGCCAGTTGCATACACCGACCTATTCAACGAGGCCTTAGACGACCTTACAGCCACGTTACAGACCGTTACAGGCTTACAAGTCGTTAACGACCCGCGCAACATTGTGCCGCCATGCGCCTTTATTGACGCCCCGTCGTTTGAAGCGTTTAACTACAACATTGTAAAAATCACGTTCCCCGTGCGCCTAATAACCCTTGGCCCCGGCAACCTTGACGCGCAACGGTCGCTAATGAACATGGCAGCAAAAGTTTTAGGCAAAAACGTGGCGGTAACCAGCGGGCGCCCAACTATTGCCGTAATCGGCGGTAGCGAACTGGCCGCGTATGATCTCACTATTGAAATGCAAGCCCAAACGGCATAAGGCGGTTACATGTACTACATCATTAAAAGCGCTCGAATAGGTGAGGTTGGCGCAGAGTACGAACCGAAGCCGGGCATTAACGTTGCCGCGTTATTGTGGGGCGGTTTTATTGCCGAAGTAGACGACCAGCAACCCGACGAAGTATCCACACCCGCACCTAAAAAAAGTGCTAAAAATAAGAAAGCAACGAAAGAGAGTTAAACACCATGGCAACTAGCACCTACCTCGCAACCCCGGGCGTTTCGGTAAATAGCGTTTCGCTTACCGACCAATGCACCGCTGCCGTATTTACGCACCGTTTTGACCAGTTGGAATACACGACTTTCGGTCAGACGTCGCGCCAGTACCAAGCAGGATTGGGCAACCACGAAGTTACCCTTACCCTTTACCAGTCTTACGCAGCAAGCGAGACCTACGCAACGTTGGCCGCACTTGTTGGCAATGACGACATCACCGTAGTAGTTGACGCAGCAGGGGAACTTTTTACCCTAACCAATTGCGCGTTGCTTGAAATGCCAGTTGTAAACGCTGCATTGGGCGAACTTTCCACCGTAGACATTACGTTTGTTGGTGGAACTTACAGCGTTGCATAATTAGCGCCGAACAATCGGCCCGACACGAAAGAAGGCACACATGCAATTAACCCTTGAAGTAACTAACCACGAAGGCACGTACCAAGTAAGTACAAACCTTTTTACCATTGTGCTATGGGAACGACGTTTTAAACGCAAAGCGGCCGACATGGCAAACGGTATTGGTGTTGAGGACTTGTTGTTTTTGGCTTGGGAAGCAAGCAAACAAAACAAAATTGTTGTGCCGTCCGAATTCGACAAATACTGCCAGCAAGTAACCGACGTGCAAGTAGTCGAGCAAGAGGCCCAAAACCCTACCCAAGCGGCACCTACCGCCGGCAATTAGCCGAACTGTTAGTTGCAACAGGGTGGGCGCCGCATTGGTATTCGCAAGTGTTTGACACACAAGACCTTTTAACCGTGGCTAAAGTTTTGGGGGAACGAAACAAAAGGTAACCACAATGCGCCAGCAAATACTTGAAGTGCAAGGCATACAAGAAACGTTGGCCGAACTAAACAAAATAGACCCTAAATATCGGCGCAAAGTAACTACCCGAATTAAAAACAGCGGTCAGATAATTCTTACCGAAGCCCGCAGCATGGTGTCACATTTTGATAACAGCAAAGGCACCGGCGAACCGTTAAGCGGTATGCGTCGCGGCAACCTTGTTAAAGGCCGTGAAACTAGTTGGCGTACCGATCAGGTACAAAAGGGCTACAAAATTAAGGTTGGTGTACGCGCTACCCGTGAACGTTACGTTGACTTTAACCGCGGCGGTTACACCGAACAGGTAGTTTTTGGTTCGAAGCCTTACCGGCTTATGGTTGTGCAATCTACCGACCCTGCAGGCGTGATCTATGACCATGCCGGGCGCAACACGTCAAGCATGTTTGTAACCAACCTTACAAAAGAGGAAGGCGGTCAGCCACGCGTCATTGACAAAGCCGTAGAAAAAAACCGTCCTGCCGTACAATCAGACGTGGAACTAGTTTTAGCAGACGTTGAAAAAATTACAAACCGCAACCTTAAAAGGCGTACCCGCTAATGGCAATTAACATACCGATTATTACCTCGTTTAGTGACGCCGGCATAGGCGCCGCCGAAAAGGTATTTAAAAAGTTTGGTAAAACTGGTGCGCTAGTTGGCGCTGCCGTTGCCGCGTCGTTTGGTGCCGCTGCCGTTGGTATTACTAAAGCGTTGCAGGCCGCCGCCGAAGATCAAAAAAGTGTTGCCCTACTTGACAAACAGTTACGCAACAGCGTGGGCGCAACAACCGCAATGGTTACCGCTACCGAACAATTTATTGGCAAAATGCAATTTGCGTCGGGCGTTGCAGACAGCCAACTTAGGCCGTCGCTTGCGACGCTGGTTCGAGCAACTGGCGACCTTACCCAAGCCCAAGACCTTTTAGGCCTTGCCCTAGACCTGTCCGCAGGCGCCAACGTTGACTTGGAAACAGCAAGCCTTGCATTGTCAAAAGCCCAAAACGGGCAGTTAGGTGCGTTAACCAAATTGGGTATTGCACTTGACCCAGCAATTATTAAAAGCAAAGACTTTGCAGCCGCACAACGCGAACTTGAAAAACAATTCGGCGGTGCCAGCGCGGCAGCGGCCGACACATTTGAAGGCCAACTACGACGCCTAAACGTAGTGTTTGACGAAGTAACCGAAAGCATTGGTTACGCAATTCTTAACAACCGTTACTTTAAAGACGCGCTAGACAATTTGCCGGGTGCAGCACAAGCAGCAGTTGAGGCTTTCGGTAAGGGTGGCATTGCTGGCGCGTTTGACGCGTTTGTAAAAAACATGGGCATTACTGGCCTTTACATTCAAAAATTTACTTTGGCGGGTGAACTTGCTTTTGCTCGAATGAAGTTGCAAATTGAAAACACTATTTACGGTTTGACGATCGGCTTTAGCCGCTTTATTGGCATTGCTGGCGACATGGGCGAAACATTAGGCGAATTAGGTTTAACCCAAGTACAAGAATTAGAACTACGTTTTGGAAGTTTGCTACGCCAAATTGACGAAGTAACGGCTGCAATGAAAGCCGACGAAGCGGCAGCGGCTCGACTAGCAGGCCAAGCCGACGCGTTAAAACCAAAAGTTGAAGGCGTTACCAGCGCGTTTGAAGGCATGGGCGGCGGTGCCGGTGGGGCGTCCAAAAAAGTTAACGAACTTTACGACACCATAAAAACAAAACTTGGCGACGCATTAGACAGCGCCAAACAACAATTAGACGACGCCAAAAATTCTTTTGCAGAATTCGGCAAGTCCGTAGCAGACAGCATTAGCGAAGGGTTTAACTTTGCCGACGCAAAAGACGCTGGCGATGAAACAGGCGCAGGGTTTTTAGCAGGCTTGCGCGATCAGGCCGCAGGCGTCAAACAATACGCCGAAAACGTGGACTTGTTACTTAAGCGCGGGCTTAGCCTTGACGCATTACGGGCGGTGTTAGACGCTGGCGCGGAAGCGGGCGCAGCGATCTCGGCCGAATTGATCGCGGGCGGGCAGGAAGCCATTACAGGCCCCGGCGGTGTAAACGAACTGGTAGCAACCGTTCAGGGCGTCGCAGACAAACTAGGGCTTGACACGGCAGGCCGTTTCTACCAAGCGGGTGTAGACCAAGGCACCGCGCTTGTAGCGGGCTTAGAAAGCGTCCTAGCAAAGTATGAAAAGATTTTAAAAAACCCGAACCTAAGCACCAAACGCCTAAACGCGCTATTAGAGCAAGCGCAAATGGACATTTCGTTTACACAAATTACGGCAGGGCAAACAATTGCTACGCCAGCGCCTAGCGCGTCAAGCATTGCCAGCATTGCCGAACACAAAGCCATGCGCGGCGGCACAACCAACTACACGGTAAACGTGCAAGGCGGGCTGGCTACAAGCGCCGAAATTGGGCGCGTCACACAAGACGGCCTACGTGCGTTTGCTCGACAAAACGGCCCATTAGATTTACCAATAGCAGGGTTGTAATGCCCGGCACCGCAATTGCCCAAGCCGGCAACTATTCCCTATTGGTTGACACTGGCTACGACGTCAACAGTTTTACTTTAGACAGCGCAACAAAGGGTTTACTTGACGGCACGTTTCCGCTTGGCCCGGGTAGCGACTTTGCCGACGTTACAGATAGCGCAACGCAAATAAACATTCGGCGCGGGCGTCGCGATCAGGGCGACCAATTTGCCGCTGGCACAATGACTTTTACCATTAACGACGTTGACGGCATTTTTAACCCATTTGACGAAAACGGCCCGTACTACAACACACCCGACGCATTGCCCGGCCTTGCGCCATTGCGAGCCGTTGAACTAATCCGCTACGACAACAACGGCAACCCCCATTACCTTTACCGCGGAAAAGTTGTCAATTACAACTACAACTTTGCTTTAGACGGCATAGACACCGTTACGGTTTATTGCGCCGATAACTTTTATTTGCTTAGCCAAACGTTTATGGACGAACTAAACGTTGCCGTTGAAACATCAGGCGAACGCATAGAAACCGTTTTAGACCTACCCGAAGTTGCATACCCAACCGGTGCCGCTCGAAGCATTGACATTGGCACCGTAGACCTTGGACACGACAGCGCCTACACCGTGCCGGGCGGTACAAACGTTTTAGGCTATTTGCTACAAATAAACCAAACCGCAGAATTTGGCCGTTTGTTTGTGTCACGTGCAGGGGTATTGACCTTTACCCCACGTGTGGGCACGACACTTAGCGCCCCTGCAATTGCTTTCACGGACAACGGAACAGGCGTACCGTACGACGGCCTAGGTATCACGTTTGAAGCCGACAGCGTCACTAATAGGGCTTACGTTGAAAACTTGGGCGGGGCAAACGCCACAGCAGACGATTTAGCAAGCCAAGCCGCGTTTTTTGTGCAAACTTACAGCATAACTAACAGCCTTTTGGACGACAGCGAACTAGCAGCCGCAGCAACCTACCTTTTAGACGGCACCCCCGAAGCCCGCTACAACAGCGTAGAAACCGTGTTTGGTGCCCTAACAAACGCACAACGCGACACCGTAGCCGTAGTGGATATCAGCGACACCGTAAGCATTGAACGCACATTTATTACTGGCAACACCACAACCACGCTTGCCCAAGAATTAGCAGTAGAGGGTGTCGAGCATGAGATCACATTGAACGGCCACCGAGTATTGCTATTTACCAGCCCTACCACGATTGTTTATGAACTAATACTTGACAATGCCGAATTTGGAATTATTGACGCGTTAAACGTGTTGGGTTGATCTAGGCTAAAAGCATGGGCGCGAACGCACAAATAGCAGTACCGAGTTTTACAGCGGGGCAGGTCTTAACCGCCGCGCAAGTCACGCAAATAAATACAGGCATACCCGTTTTTGCAACCACAGTTACCCGTGACGCTGCATTTGGTGGCACCGGTGAAAAAGTACTTGCACAAGGCCAAATGGCATTTATTGAAGCCACTAACACTACGCAATATTACAACGGTTCGGCTTGGGTATCGTTGGATTCAACACCCGGCTTAACGTGCGTTAAAGCCGAAACCACAGTTACCGCAACAAACAGCGTTACAGCAGACAACGTATTTACAAGCAGTTACACCAACTACTTATTGCTAATAAATTACACGGTAAACGGCGCTGGACAAATTCGCATTAAATTGCGTACAGGTGGAACGTCGGCGTCAACTAACTACAACACGCAAATAGTTGAGGGAAACGGTGCTTCTTTGACCACGTCCACCGCAGCAAGCCAAACCAGTTACATTGTCGGCGCGTTTGGTTCGGGATTGGAAGCAGCAACTAGCGTACAATTGTTTGGGCCACAATTAGCAAAAGCCACAACAATTATGTCAGGAAACACCGCTGCAAACGGCGCGCTAACAGCACCGCTATATGAACAATGGTACGGCAACCACTCAACAGCAACCGCATACGACGGAATAGAAATTTTTACGTCAGGCACTAACTGGACTGGCGTTTACGCCATTTACGGATATTCAAAAACATTATGACCACATACAAAATTAACGATAATGGCGTTGAACGTGACATGACCGAGGCAGAAGCCGAGGCATTTGAAAAAACACTCAGCGACACAGCGCAAGACCAAACCGCCATGGAAATCGAAAAAGCAACAAAATTGCAGGCAAAAAACGCCGTATTGCAAAAATTAGGTTTGACAGCAGACGAAGTAGCCGCGCTACTAAGTTAATGAAATGGCGTTACATGATCGGGTGCGCGCTACTTGTAGCCGTTGTAGTTTGGGGTTGTAGTGGTTGCTCTTATTCAAAAACTAATGTCGAGTACCAATGCTTTACAAAGGCCGCCTGTGAATAAAACACCCGAACAACACCACGCTTCACTAATCGTATTTGTAGGCCGTCTAATGGCGTTATGTTTTACCTTTACGGTTATGGCGTTTATTTACGGCATTTTGTTTGTAGATCAGCCAACCGAACAAGCACCAACCGACGCGCAACTAATTGACTTGCTTAGCACGTTGCTAGTTTTTCTTACTGGCACACTTAGCGGCTTGGTTGCGTCTAACGGACTTAAAAGCAAGCCGGGAACCCCAACCGAACAATGATCGCTAAAGCCAAACCTAACGTTGTAGGCGCTCGAGATTACATAGGCAACACCGACGGCCCAGCAAAAGGTAAACGTGCCGGCACCGAGGAATGGGTACGCCAAGCAATTAAGTATTCAAACGGCGCGTTATGGAACAACGGCACTTACGGCCAGCGCGACGTTAAAGGCAAACCGGGCACAATGTCAGTACATGCAACAGGCCGCGCTATGGATTTGTCTTACCGCAAAATGGACGGCAAAGGCATTAAAGAAGGCCGCGCCGTTTCTAAGGCTTTCATTGACCGAGTGCTGGCAAACGCAAACGCTTTTGGCATACAAATAGTGATTGATTACTGGCCTAAACCGTGGGGCGCGTCATGGCGTTGCGATCGCCAAGCGTGGAAAGTGTACGAAACAAAAACCGTTTCGGGTTCACCCGGTGGGGATTGGTGGCACCTTGAATTGTCGCCAGCGTTTGCAGATAACCCCGAAGCCGTAAAAGCCATATTTGAAGCCACGTTCGGGGTATCCACAACCGCGTAACAATCGTTGGCTAAGGTTTTTCCACCGACGGAAAGCCCAATTTATGACCGAGCCACAAACCTTTATTTACGAGTGCTACATAACAACCCTTGAAACAGGGCAGCAAGTTATGGTGCAACTATTCAGAGACCCTAAAACGTTTGATTGCCTACACGTGCAAATGGCATTTAAAAGCCCAGCGTCCGGCACGTGGGGTAACCCCTACCAAATGGAAAGCCGCAACAAATGAACTTGCTACTTAACCACAGGATAACCACAGGCATAATTGCCCTAATTTTGGTGCTTTCAGTCGCTTTAGGCTTTAGTAATGCACAGGCCCCCGAGCCAACCCCACAGGTTGTACCAGCCGTGTTGCCGTCCACCACGACGACTACCACCACGTTGCCCGCATTGGTCACCACATGCTCGCAGGTTGCGACATTGGCTGTTGCCGAAGGATTACCGCAGGCCGAACTAGAAACAGCGTTAAAAGTGGCTGTTCGCGAAAGCCTTTGCACAAGTGACGCTTTCAACGCCACCGACACAATGGGCGGTAGCGCTGGCATTTACCAAATAAATTACTTTTGGTGCAAACCCTCGACATACTGGCCTACTGGCTGGTTGCAAGCACACGGCATTTTGCAAACGTGCGACGAACTATTTAACCCTGTAACAAACACAAAAGCCATGGTTGCCATTTGGAACAACAGCGGTTGGCTACCATGGAAAACAGCAAACTAAATGCAAGAACAGCCCTACCCCGACAACACATTAAGCGAGGAAACCCGACGCATGTTAGACCCGACACAAAACGCAATAATCAAGCACCAAATGGCCGTGTTTGATCTCATAGACGAAATTTGCAGGCCAGCACACATACCGTACAAACCAAAACACGCAGACCTAATAGCCCGACTAAAGCGCGTTGCAACCGACCTAGACCTAAGCGGCGACGCAACAGGCTGGCAAACCGTTAGCGAGGCTATCGAAGCGTTAGGCGGTTAACCGTGGTGCAAATACGTTTAACCGACAACGAAATAAACTACGCCTACGCGGTAGCGCAATTGCGTTTAGATTGGGCAGACCAAGCCGGCGCCAAACACAACTACGGCATAAAACCACCGGACGCGTTAAAAGCACACAAAATTGGTTGCATAGGTGAAATGGCGTTAGCCAAACATTTACGCATTGCATGGGGCCACACGTACTACGACAAACACGCACACGACGTTGGCGGTTATGAGGTTCGAAGCACATTGCGCGACAACGGTTGCTTACTGACACATGAAAGCGACAAACCAGCAATTTACGTGCTTGCCACACTTGACCCGGTAGAGCGTGTAATAAATTTGCGCGGTTGGCAAACATTGTACGAAACATGGCACCCGACCCGTTGGGCCGCAAACATGCCAGCACCGTGCTTCATGACGCCACAAAGTTTGTTACACCCAATGGATACTTTGCCCCCAGCAATCTAAACCCGACACGAAAGAGACCCGACACAATGGCTTTTAACATTGACAATTATGTAGACGTACCTACGCGCTTAGCCGAAGCACTAAAGAAACACCCAAATTTGCGTATTCAAGAGACCAGCGCCGAAGTGGTCACTATGCCCGACGGCTCGACGTTTTACCGTTGCACCGTTACCGTTTGGCGCGACGAAACCGACCCAATTCCAAGCGTCGCTACCGCTGCCGAACCATACCCGGGCAAAACCCCATACACAAAAAACAGCGAATTTATGGTTGGCATGACTAGCGCGTTAGGCCGTGCGTTGGGTTACATGGGGTTTGGTGTGTCTAAAGCGATCGCCAGCCAAAACGAGGTTTTAGCGCGACAGGACGACACCAAGCCGGCAACAAAACCAGCACAAACACATAGTCGAATAGCAAGCCAAAAACAGTTGTACTTCATTAAGTCGCTTGCCAAGGGCGCCGGGTTTGACGACGCAGCGCTTCACGACTACATCGCAGTAACACTTAACAGCGACGCCGTAACGCTTGAAGTGCTTAGCCCCGATCAGGCCACGCAGGTAATTGACGCAATGAAAAAACTACCGAGCAGTAAGGGCGACTAATGGACTTAGCACAACAAGTAGACCTACTAACCCGTATGGTTCGCCTAATTGAGGAACTACAAACTATGCAAGTGGATTACCTAGGCAAAGACAAAGTAGTGCAACATTTGCGTTGGGCTAGCGAACATTTGTCTAACGACATTTGGGCGCGAACAATACACAAGGATTACACAACCAATGGCAATGCTTGAAGCCCAATTTAAAAACGCTGTTATTGAGGTAGCGCAACGTTACGGCTGGTTTGTACACCATGACCTACCAGCAATGAACAGGCGCGGCAAATGGGCAACACATATACAAGGCGATAGCGGTTTTCCCGACCTTGTGTTAGTCAACCCCAAGGGTGTGCTAGTTTTCGCCGAACTAAAAACAGACATAGGCGTAGTACGCAAAACACAAAACGCATGGTTGGACAGGCTTGAGCAATCGGGTGCAATCGTGCAAGTGTGGCGACCTAACCAGTTGCCCGTAATCATTCGCTTTCTAGCCAGCGCCTAGAGCGTAGGACTAGCCAAGCCCTAAGCCATTTGCACGGCAGTTGGGAACATACGGAAACGTAGGTAGTGCGCTATGCCCGTAATCATGCGCGACGAAATGACCGGGCCAATAGCGCGGCAGCCTGTAAACATAATCAGGCGTAAGTAAGTGGGTACGGGTTAGGGCAACCCCGTGGGTGGGACTTAATCACATTAGGCTTAACAACGTGCTAGACGTTCCCCCATAGCGTTTAGCACACACAACGAATTAACATACACACAAACAAACACAACAGACTTGGACCCGACACAATGGCTAACAAACCAACACCAAGAGCAAGGCGCGCCAGCGCCGCGCTAGCACAAGCCGTAGGCGCGTGAGTATGGCAACGAACCTAAACAGTCAGACACGCAACAAAACCGAATTCAAAAAGAACCGCGCTCGACTACTGGCCGACAACCCACCATGCCATTGGTGCGGTGTCAACGTAGCAACCGAAGCCGACCATGTGCTTTCAATCATTGAAGGCGGCAGCAACAACATGGACAACCTCGTGCCGGCATGTAAGCCCTGCAATGCGCGACGCGGCCAGCAAGTAAAAACACAACGCGAACGCCACAAAACCCAACACCCACAAGGGTTTGACGAGCCAAACACTCACAGCGTTTTTTTAGGGGAACCGACGAAGCCCCCGCATTTCCTC